CTGTCTTGGAATGTTTGACTGTATGATTCTTTCTGTCTGCATGAACTAGCGTGTCTGTAATGTCATCCTTGACCTTCCCTGACAGTTTTGATACATCTCTATATGTTTGATACTGTAAATTGTTTAGTGCAGAAAGTTCTAGCGGATTTAAGCTAAACATTTTTCCACTACTCAGGTACGACTTAAATTGTTGATAGCTCATAGACCTGACTGTAGGATCTTGAAGTGTTGTGCTTAAAATTCCAAACTTGAATGCCTGAGTGACGTTAGATCTGTCAATAGGAATTCCTGTCAAGTCGATACCACTTGAACGTAACACTTCTTTGTCTTGATCTGATAAAATGTCTGGACTTACGTGATGTGCTACAAACGTTAAAGTGTATCTGTCAACGATTTGTAATATTTCTACGATCTGTTGAGGCGTAAATATCATTATTTACCTATCATTTTCAATATTTCTAAGTTCAACGGAAGCATTGTTTCTGGTATCTTAGACACCTCAATCCACTTCATTTCGTCAAACTCTTCGTTCTTAACCATTTCTGGCATATCTGTATCGCATTTCAATACAAAAAATCCTACTGTAGGTTTTGACGGATGTACGATCATTGATATCGCTAATGGCGTAACTGAGACACCTCCTTCTTCATAAACCTCTCTTATTGCTGCTTGTAAAGGACTTTCTCCTTCGTCGACTCCTCCTCCTAAAAAGCACCACTTTCCATTTCTATCATCGTCGTCATTTGATAGGCCTATTAGGATCTTGTTAGATTTGTCAAATACCACTCCAACGGCAGAATTTATCTCTGCCTTAAATCCTTTAAAGATGTTGCTCTGTATAATTTGCTGTTTCAGCATTATTCGAAGTTTTTTTCATACAACTCCATTCCTTCTTCACCTAACATGTCTGCAATTCTGTCGTTCATTTCATCTTCAAACGATGACCAATCTACGTCTTCAGCGCTGTTTCCTTCACTCGTAAACTCTTCAAGCATCGACTGTCCTATTGACTCTCTCAGCTCATCGTACCTTTTAGCTGCTTCAGCAGGAGTGCTCACTTTGTTGCTCTCTAACTGTTTTTTGTTGCTCTCTAACTGTTTTTTGTTGCTCTCTAACTGTTTTTTGTTGCTCTCTAACTGTTTTTTGTGCTCTCTAGCACCGTCCATCCACTTGTAGATATTACCAATTTTTTCTTGAGCGCTTTCTTTATCGTATCCTAACTGCTCTAATACAACTTCGTCTTCGAGCGCATCTGTCAACGTATTATATATCTTTCTCATTCGACGAACCGACTCTCTGAAGCTGTTCATATCGTCTGAATACTTGAATGACTGCTCACTGCCTTTATTGTCGTCGTCAAACACTTTTGCTGCAGGATCTTCTCCTTCACTCATTCCAGATTCAACAATCTTGTTTACTACATCTTGAGGAATCTTTGATTGTGCTTCTGGTGACAATTCTTGGTAAATTTCATAAGCTCTTTCTGGACTCTCATCCATCACTTTTTTCATGTAAGACATCTGAGCGATTTCGTGATTGCTCACTTCTCCAGGCTCTCCTGATTGTACAGGTTTTTTTATCTTCTTCTGATCGTCTTTAGCAGACTTGTCGCCTTTACCGTCATCACTTTTGCCTTTCTTATCTCCTGTTACTGGAATCCACTTGCCTCCAGTCTTCTTATACTTTTTGCCATTCCACTCTCTTTCTTCTCCCTCATTCGCAGCCTTTCCTTTTTCAATAGTGTCAGGATCTTCGTATCCAAATGACTTGAGTATTTGAGATTTTCTTTGAAGGTTTTGCTTTATAACATTAAATTCTTCCATCGATTTATTTTTTTATAAAAGTACAATTATTTTATCATTTGATACATTTTCTTTTCGACGTCTTTCAGTGCAAGGCTTAAAACGCTAGAAAACTGCTTCTTAAACTCTTTCTCATAGCCATTGATTGCTTTGTATCTAGGCTTGTCTTTGTATCGCTTAGCCACCGTTAAAACTCTTTAATTAGTCCTACTCCTAAAGTTGCGTCAGTTCCTGCTTTAAGAAATATGTTAGTTTTCTTAACACGCACTCCTCCATACAAATCTACTGCTGGGGACTGATCTGTCCAATTGTAATCCAACGATCCTCCCAACAGCCATCCGAAATTATCTGGATTGACGTTTTCTAATGGCAACGATTCTACTTGCAGCGAGCTTATTTTTAAGAAAGAGGGTCCTTTAAGATCTGCCTCAAATAGTCCTGGCATCTTTTCGCTAATCACTAAGTCTATGTTTATATCTGAAAGAGACCATTCACCGATTCTTTTATTGCTGGAAACGTATCTACTGGTGTACTGTACAAACGGATCTTGTTTTGACGGATAATAGTCTATAAAAGAGTTGTCGCTTTCAACATATACTGTATCGGTTTTCGACTTGAATGATTGAGTTATTTCAATTAGCGAAACTATGTCCTTATTCTGTTCTTCTATCACCTCAAACAACTCCTCATTCCTATTTTTCAGTGTTTGATTTAACTCTTTAATTGACTTGGTATCGTCGACTAGCTTTTTGTACTGTCCTTTAGACACTTCAATTAAGGTGTCGCGTTCTATCACGTACCTTTTGTAATCTTTGATTACGTCATCAGCCTGACTAGCTCTCCACCACTGATATCCAGAGAAGATTGCCAGCATTGCAATTATAAAAATTAGTATGTAATCTTTGATTGATTTCATTGCGCTATTCCATTAACATTTTAAATGCATCTGCCATCATAGGATTGTTTTGATGTCCTGATAACTGTTCTGACGTAAACATTGATTTGATCACTTCATCATCGGTCTCTAAATTGTCCCACAATGAGTCTTCTTCAAATTCTTCTTCAACAGCTTGACCGTTTTCTTCTTGCTCTCCCTTCATTTCTCTTGACTGAATCATTTGAATGTATTGTGGGTTTAGTGTAAAGTCTCCCTCTTCAAGCTCTTCTGGAAGGTTGTGTTTTCTTCGAGCTTCTTTGAATCCCATAAAGCTGCCTACTTTTTTGATATCCAACTCCACTTCAGCTTCTTCAGTATCAACCTCTAATCCAACGAACTTAAATTCAAAATCTTCATCGATTGCATTGACGATCCATTTGTTGATCCAGAATTCAATCGATTTGAGCAATGGCTTCAATCCTTTGTCTCTAGAGTATTTAATCTTAGCCTCTCCGTTACCTTCAAACATTGCTCCGCCTCCAGATGCATTCCCTAAATTAAATCCTACCTCTTCTGGAGCAATTTTGAATATCGCACATGCAATTTTAATCAAATATTCTTGCCATTGAGCAAATTGCATGTCTGTGTTGCTTTTTTGCAAGTCGATATAGTCCATTTTTTCTGCTTCAATGATTGGCATTTTCCATGCATTCTGTACTCCAGCAACCATTGATATCCATTGTTGACGAAATTCTGCAAGTCTGTTACGGTTCATTCCTTTAGACACTTTAATCATTCCTTTAGGACTTGATCCTTGCGAAAAGAATTTACCATTATAAGAATCTGCGTACAACATCCATGTGATTATGCTTACTAGCTCCTCGACTTCACTTTTCCCGTAGCCATTAGCATATATGTCAGTCGTAGTGTTTCGTATTCCGAAGCACAGTTCCCACGGATAGTATTCGTTTTTGATTATCCCATCAATTACTTGAACGTATGAAGGGTAATATCCTCTAATCTTTTCTCTTTTAGTAGAAGATCCTTCACTATACTTGTCGTCGTCATAGCTATCAGCTATTCTAAAGGTAGCTCCATCGACTGCTAAGTATTCTGTTGGAATTCCCTTTCTGTTTCTTACAACTTCAAAGCATCCCTGATCGATTGTCAACGAATCTGCGGTAACTTTCTTCAAAAAGCTATCAAAACTGTCTCCGTGCCATGCGTTAGATTTTTCTCCACCACTAATTATGAATTGAGTGATCTTTTTTATTGTTTGCTTGTCTGAATTAGAAACTTTGGGCTCTTCTTCAGTATAAAACTCTTTCTTTTTCCTTACAACAAATCCCGTTTCGTACTTATTTTTTTGAGGAGATGAGAACGCAGATACTTGAGTCTGTCTTGTACTTATAATTGCTTTAATTACTGGCGTTATTGCCATTTTTCTAAGCATTCCGTAAGACATTGAGACTGCCTTACTTTTATACCCTACAGAATCGGTCCATGCGTTAGGGTCTACTAAGTCAGATTTCGTACCACTCCCCTCTCGTTGCTGAACGTCCTCCCAATGACTGTTTGCTTTGAGCAATATGTCTG